CCTATAAAGCGATACTGAATAGAAATCAAAACCAACATCCATGTTTAGCTTATCTGCCAGTTTTAAGATAATGCTTCTCACTGTTGATTCTTCATTTACCTCAAATGTTGTTATTGTTTGTGAGTCAACAATACCGATTTGAAATTCAGTATCTTCAAGTATCTTTTCTAAAATCTGTCGTGGCGTACCAGTTTCCACAAATGAAGTTTTTGAATACTCATTAAGCCTATATGAGACGTGTTCACAACCTATTTTTAATACATATAGCCCTCTTGAAAGAGAACGAGCTACAGATATTACATCGTAATAATCACCTTCGTAATTAACTACAAGATCTGTGTTCGTTACTTTTTCTAAGAGCTCATCCGTAAGTAAAGTTTCAAATGATAAGGTCTTAACACCTTTGAGCGTAATATTTGTTTCACAAGATAAAACTTTATCTACTTCAGTCTGCAATGGACCGCTTTTTAAGTTAATTAACAATGACATATCTTAAACCCCCATTGCTCTCTTATAAGTAAAGTTTCTACTGCTTTGGATTTTACCTGTTGCAGTTGCAATTTCCTCCCCATCTAAATAAACAGGAACACTTACTTCTATTCTTTGTGTAGATTCACGCATTTCATTGATGCTACCAAGTCCGTCTTTCACACTGTTTTTCAAAGATAGATACACATCGCTGATACTATCAAGGATTGATTTCTTTGCTTCATCGCCATCAATATTGGTATGAACTTTGAAATTAGCTTCCTTTGACAATCCATTAAATGCATCGTTTATTCTTTCTGTAGCACTATCAGCAGATTTAACTGCTTCAGCTGAACCATCATCAATACCCTCAGCCATTCCTTCCATTAACATGTCACCAACCCATGCCATCTTCTTAGATGGTGACTTAATACCGAAGAAGTTCTTAATACCACTCCATAAGTCACCAGCCCATGAAGAAACTTTGTCCCAAATCCAGCTTGATAGACCTTGAATACCCTCCCATAATCCTCTAACTAAGTTCTTACCTACATCTGACATCTGACCAAAGCCTGAACCAAATGCATTGACGATAGAACTTACAATTTGAGGTATAACCTTAATAAGTTCTTGAATGATCGTTGGTAAGTTTGTTATTAAAGCCATAAAAAGCTGAACTCCAGCCATTATGATTTTATCGATGTTTCCAATTAATGCATTGACAATACCTGTAATAATCTGTGGAATCGCAGTTACGATTGTTTCAATGATTATAGGGAGATTTTCTATTAAGGACACAAGTAATCTAATACCTGCATCGATGATTTGAGGTATCGCCTCAAAGACAGCATTAATAATGCCTTCTATAATCTGAGGTATCGCCTCAATGATTGCAGCAATAATAGTCGGTAAAGCTTCAACTAAACTAGTCAGTAGTTCAATTCCAGCATCGATTATCTGCGGAATCGCATCCAGTAAAAAGTCAACAATTGAGATGATAATCTCTGGAAGTGACTCAATTAAAACTGGTATTGCAGTAATTATTCCATCAGCAAGTCCTTTTATTAATTTCAAAGCGGCATCAAGTATCAAAGGTAAATTATCAACTAGTGTTTTTACAAGCTGAGCAATAACTGCCACTATTGCAGGTATTAACTCTGGAAGTGCATCTGATATTCCGTTTGCTAAAGTAACAACTAAGATAATTGCAGCTTCAAGAATTTTAGGAAGATTTGCTAGGATTCCATTTGCTAAAGTCTTAACTAGTTTTATTGCACCTTCCGCTAGCTTTGGCATAGCTTTAAGAACACCCTCAAGTAATGAAAAAACAATCTCAGATGCTGTATCAATTAAAACATCAAGATTGTCCATAATCGCACTTGCTATCGATTCAACAATAGTCAAAGCCATCTTCATAATTTGAGGAATATACTTAAGAATCATATTAAGAAACTTAGGTAAAACCTTACCTACAACTTCTGACATTTTGGAAACATCACCATTGCAGTCCTTTATTCCTTTTGTGAACTCGCTAAGTAATGAAACACCGTCAGTAGCAAGATCAGTTAAAATCGGTAATAGAATCGTACCTAAAGCATTCTTTAGTGCTGTAGAGCCATTCTTCAAATATTGAAGTTGATCATCTAAAGCACCATAAGCATTAAGCATTTCATCCGATAATACATAACCAGCCTCATGTGCTTGTTCACCGAGTTCCTTCATTCTATCTGCACCAGATGTAATTATAGGATTTAACTCTTGAGCTGATTTACCTAGAATCTGCATTGCTAACGCATCACGTTCAGTTTCGTTCGCTATTTTTCCTAAAGCATCGATAACTTCCCAATATACGTCATCTGAATTTCTTAATGATCCATCTGCATTCAATACGCCAACACCAAGTTTCTCATAAGCTTCTACTGATAGTTTTGTACCATCTTGAACAGCTTTCATGGACTTGATTTGTTTTGCCATTGACTTTGTTAAAGTATCAGTTGAAACATCAACCAACTCGGCAGCGTACATATACTCTTGAAGTTTATCTGTAGCAATACCTGTAACAGTACTTTCTGTTAAGACAGTATCAGCATAAGCAGCACCTTCCTTTGTCATGCTAATTAATGCCTTACCTGCCGCAACAGCAGCCGCTGTAACCGCAGCAAACGCTGCAGCCATTGTTACTCCCACAGCCTTACAAACAGAGCCTAAAGCTTGAAATCTTGGTGATGATTCTTCCGCTTTTTTACCTGAAACGGCAATTTCATCACCCATTTTATCGGCTGACTTCTTTGCCTCATCCATTTCTTTTCCAGTAGAATCTAGAGCTGAAGTATTATCCTTCAGTTCTTTTTCCATCTTGTTTAGTTCTGCTTGAGCATTGTTTAATTGGACTTTCCAGTTTTGAGTTCTTTTATCGGTCTCACCGAATGAGTCTGAAGCATTAGAAAGAGCTGAACGCAAAGTCTCAATCTTTTGTTTTTGAGAATCGATAGATTTTTCGAGCACTTGATTTTTAGCTGTTAAAGCATCAACCGAGTTGTCATTCTTATCAAACTGAGAATCAACTAGTTTCATTTCAGATCCTAAGACCTTAAATGATTGGTTAATTTCTGCAAGTTGTGATTTAAACTCTTTCTCGCCTTCAAGACCTATTTTTAAGCCAAAATTCTCTGCCATTTGCGTTCACCTCCTTTAAATATTGTCTGGGATAATGTCCTCAATAAAATGTTCTACCATAGGTTTTGAAATACCTGTGTATTGCTTATGACATTCCCATAAATCCAAAAGCAGACCAAAAGGCATGAACCAAACCTCATCCTGTGTCAAATGTAGTTGACTCAAGCCGTAATATAAAAGACGAGTAAATAACTCTTCGTCACTTACTCGCCCAGTGCGTTTTTTGTTTCTTCACTCTCAACATTTCGTTTTGTGCCTTTAAACAATGCTTCTGTAATTGCATCTTTATATGTAGCTAAGTCATTAGGTGTAGTTAATAGTTCAACTTCATCTTCTGTTAAGAGTTCCTTTTTCTTATCTTTGTTTTTGAAGTTATAGATAAGAATAGGTTGATTTGCTAAAGTTACAATAAGCCATACAATCTCAGATATTGCTTCTTCATAGTTTTCACTATTGATTAACTTATCGCCAAGATTTGATAGTCCGCCATACTTCTTAGCGATTTCCTTTGTTGCTTTAGTGGTAAGTAAAAGTTCATACTCTGTATCACCTATTTTGATTACAGCACTTCTTTCATCAGCCATTATTCACCACCTCCAGTTGGAATTTCAGTTTCAAATACAGGTTCATAAACAGAATTGTACCAAGCATCTATAATAGCTGTATTAGAACCAGTCTCGTTAACTTCAGCTTTCCACGGATGTTTATTATTTCCATCTGTTTTGTTTCGTCTAAAGATCGTTCCTTCAATAGTTGGAGTTGAGAATGTAATAGAATCACCCTTTGTTGCAAGGTTAGTAGCAGGAACTCCAAATAGAACTCTATAAAGCCAGTAATATCTGTATTTGCCATTTGCTTTCTTTGCTCTAAATCCGATAGCCACATACTTAGATGCATCCTCTCCGCCAGAGACTAATACACCATTTGTATCTACAACAGCACCTACAAGTGCAGCTGCAGCTTCGCTTCCGATATCATCAATTCCAAGAGATAAAGTTCCACTCTTGAATTCCTTAACAGCTTCTGCTTGGCCATCATCCGCATAAAGAGTTGCCTCATTTAATTCTACAGATAAATCAGCAGAGATTGCTTTTGCAAGTTGTACTGGAGTTCCATATGTTTCTTCTCCATCCTGATCTTCAGTGATCGTAGCATAATAAAGTTTGTCTAAACCAATTGTTGCCATTATTGTTTTTCCTCCTCGAATAAATAATTTTTGGCTATGTCTATTGAGTACTGATAATAGCCACTCTCAGTATCAAATCCGTTATATCTTCTTTCAGTAACATAGAAAGAATTATTGATAAGATCTCTTATGATCTCATTTTTAATCTTTAGATAATTAATTTTAGAAAAAAGAGAAATCCTTAGTTCCTGATAATCCACTTCGGGTTTATCATCAGCTGATAACGGATACGAATCAACCAATGGAACTAAAACTACATAGGTTTCAGGAGCTGTTCCACTAAATACCCCTGTCTCAACTGGGACATCCAAGTTTTGAATAAGCTCTTTTGTTTCTGATAATATGTTCATGCTTTATTAATCTCCTCCTCTAATTTTTTAGTCATTACTTCAATACATTGTTTTTTAGAAGATGACTTAGCAGGTTTTAGAAAAGGTTTAGCAGGTTGTCCATGCTTACCATATTCAATAACGTTTGCAACCATAGCATTTGAGCCACCATCTTTTCTTGGCTCACTAAAACCAATTTTAATGTTTGAGTTACCATTCCTATCAATTCTGACACCTGAAAGGCCAAGTGAAGAAACTAGCTCACCGCTAGACTCACCACTCAGTGATCCTTCAAGATTTGATTTGACCTTATCTAAAACAATCTCTCCACCAGCCTCAAGTACTACTTCACTGATTTCATCCATTTTAGAACCTAGTGTTGATAGCTTTTTTAGTAAGTCTTCTGGAAGTTTATAAGTACATTTAGCCATTTGAAGCCTCCACCTTTTTAGCAAGCACCTCAACATACATATTCCTTCCTTTGACATCCTCGACTGATAAAATGTCATATTTAAATCCGTTAAACATAATGTAATGCTTAGTATCAACGATAATATTAGGTATCCTTCGGAATCTAAATAAGTCAGTTGCTTCACTAAATGCCGCCAGATTTGCCCAGCGTTCGCTTCCATGTTTAGCTTCAGCAAACACTCGTATGTTTTCTAAAACAACGACTGAATGCCCAGAAAAGCCCTCAGAATCGATAGTGTTTTGAAGAATACAAAGCTGTGCGTTTTTGTTCATAAAACCAAGTCCCATAGCCTTACACCTTCCAATTTCTATCTATTCTTAAAAGCAAATTTACTGTTTTCCATGTTTGTTCTGCTGCATTTGTGTTGTCAGCAAAGAAACCTCCAGTTGATCCATCTCGACTTTCATAGAAATGGCTTGAAAGCATAATGATTGCTTGTTCTGTAGTTGGTGGAATTGCATGAGTTTGATAGTAATTAGTTTCTAAATGCTGAAAACTTTCTGCATAAGAAACGGCAGCAGAAATGAAACTACTAATCAGATCATCATCCTGTGAATGTTCAAGTATTAAATTCATTTTTACCTTGCTTAATAAGTCTACCGTAGCCATATCTGCTGCCTCCTATCTTAATTTTCACTATCTATAACATTGATAGTAATTGTTTCTGTCGTATATCCTGCTCTTGAAATTGTTATAATTTTTGGTGTATTAATAGCCTCATCACATTTTAACCAAAGTACAAAACTACCTTCAGAACAACCAGCATTTGTTGCTTCAGTTACATCCGCTTGTACTAAATCGTATGTGCCATTATAGGTAACTCCAATTATTGAGCTTCTGCCTGTGCCGATAGACAATCCGATCCATTTATGAATGCCTTGTGCTGGATTGGAACTATCAAATTCCACTAGTTCATCAATAGGAACATCAATAGTTGCTATGTTGTTTTCATAAGTAATAGTCCTAATTTTTGAATGGTTAGCAATTAAAGACTCTCCTGTCGGATTTGAAATTGTTACAACACTTGTTGTAAATTTATCTTTTTCCATCAAACCTGCATCTTTAAGATTAATAAGCAAAGCATTAAAATTTTCTTTTAAAGTGTTTAACGATGCAACAGTACTTTCTGGCAAATTTTCAGCAATAGGAAGAGGGA